TGTTGAGGTTGGAAGAAGACATTCTAGATGGAAGAAGAGAAGATGCTTGTGTGTGTTGGAGGCCGGCTATTGGCTATCCCGTGATGTCAGACAATTCGTTTTCAGAAATCTGGAAAGTGTGGGACAATTGCGAAAGGGAAAAGTTGGGGTTTCCCCCGGGTTAGTGCGTGGCGGGCGGGCGGGGCGGGCGCAACAGCTCGGGGTTCTTGGGGGGAGATTAGCCTTACTCGCCATCGTTGCCCCTCGAATTGTCCTCCGCCTCATTTGTTTGTCGTTGTGATTTGTTGAACTTTTTGTGGGTTTTGGTTTTACTCGGAGTCCGAGTCGATGGCGAAGCGGTTGCGGACCACGCGGCGCTGGGCCGGCAGTTGGCGGTTGTGGAGGGCCACCTCGTTCCACACCTGCGTGTGTTCAACGAGGTCGCGGGCGGCCTTGGCGTCGCGGGCGGCCCAGATAGGCACCCACGCGGCCATGAGTGGACCCACGTCGCGAGCGGCGGCAATGGCGGCACGGCACTCCGCCTTCCACTGCGCTTCCGGCATGTTGACGCACCGGGCGAACTCGCGGCGAGCGGCAATCGCTGCGCGGCGATCCTCGCGTTCCATCATGTTCGCCCAGTTAGGCGACATAGCCCAGCGGGTCCATGCCTCGCCGGCCTCGCGGACGCGAGCGACGCTGCGAGCCGTGCGGCTCTGGACGACCCACGCCGCAACGAAGCGGGTGAGAATGCCGACCACGCGGTCAACAGCCACCATGTCAACGGTGGGCTTCTTGGGGGCGGGGATCCACTGCGGCACATTGATGGACCACCCGGCGGCGGGGTTGCGGACGAATCCGGCGCGGCGGCGGATGACGGAGTGCGGGACGAAGGAGAGCATCTTGGCTTGGTAGAAGAGAGAGAGTCAGAAGTATATGTGTATTCTGGCCCGGCTATTGGTCTTTCCGTGATGGCGGACAATTCGTTTTCAGAATTCTGGATTCATGGGTCCAAATGGAAAAGGGGATACGACCCCAGTTCGTTTTTTTGTAGTTAGCTCAAGCAAGTCAAGTGGCTCCCCCACTCACCAGTTATCCGTGGGCGTGGACAATTCGTTTTCAGAATTCGTGACCCTCCAACGGAGGCAGGTCGGCATACTCGTCCTCTGGATTGTGGATGATGTGTCCGACAGGTGGCCAGTACTCAATGCGAAGGACAAGGGATCCCTCGTGGACGGCAGACGGAACGGCACGCACGCAAATGTGGTTACCAATCGCCGCCGCAATCTGGGCGAGTGCGTCGGTCTTGTGGACGATGTGAAGCGAAGACATACGACGGCCGTCAATCACAATCTCATGGTCTGGCCGAATGACGGGACGGAACCGCACCCACATATCCTTACGGGTCCGTGAGTTGCGAATCGCCTCGAGAAGCTGATCCTTGATGTCATGCGGAATCTGAGAAACCCAGTACTCTACGAACATCTTTACGCAGGCAGTCTCGAAACGCTTGAAGTTGTCCGTTGCGTAGGCCGTATACAGCTCGTTGAGGTCGGAGGTAGAAAGTGCCATCTTGTTCGATAGTCTGTGTTCCTTGTTGCGATACAGAATCCGTTTTGCGGTGGGAACGTAGTGACGGTGGGAGGAGCGTAGTGACGGTGGGAGGAGCGTAGTGACGTGTAAAAAGTTTGTTGGTTTGGTTGTGTCTCTACTCCAGAGCCTCCAACCACGGGGCCTGCTCCTCAGCCGAGACAGCCAGCTCCGTTAGGTACGCACGCGCCCGTGCCACCTTCTCCTCCGTTGGAACCCCCATCTTCGCAATCTCTGCGATCTTGGTCTGGATTGCCTCCCCAACGGACACGCGGGGACGGAAGCTCTCGTCAAACCCGGCCATGACATTGACCAGGCGGGCAATGTGTCCTTCGCAACACATCCCAACCGACTCGCTTGCCTCCTCCCAGAGCCGTGCCTTGAGTTCCGCACGTTCCTTGTCCGGTTGCTGGTCAATCAGGGTCCAAAGCCCCTCCAGGCAGCGGGCATACAGGCGGTCGCCTGCCGTGCGACATGTGCCTCTGTTGTACCACTGCTCCACATCGTTCGCTACTCTGAGGACGCCACTCAGAGTTCCGCCGCGTGCGGCAAAGGAGCGAAGAACCCGCAGTCCCACTGACCGCCCGTCTGTTCGGACGGCCAGCAGCTTCTGTTCGCCCGCATTGGTGTGCTGAACCACCGCTGTGGTATGCACGTTCTGCGGGTCGCGGGCGATCCGTTCGAGCCCGGCTGGGCGGGGCGGACCCGCTGCACCGTAGTAGCCCCCGCCTCCTGGCGGAGGAACACCGAGCCGCTCGGCTTCCACGCGTGCAACTTCGGCAACACGGGCGGCTTCGTGCAAGGCTTCGCGTGCGCGGACAGCGCGGGCGGCAAAGGCGACACGGTCTGCCGCCTGTCTCTCCCGCACGAGGACATGCCTGTCGCACAGTCGCTCGTTCTGGGCATTGGCACGGCCGCACCAGTGCTGGTTGAATCTCCCGGCGGTGATATGCTCGCACTGCCCGGCCACGGCGGGCGGGAGGCGGGCTGCGATAGGGGCATGCGTCCCGCAGAAGACATGCTGTGGTCCGACGAAGGCTTCGCAGGGACGGTGGTCGGCTTGCTTGATGAATCCGCAGTTGTGGCCGGCCATTGTGAAGTATGAGGAGAAGTCTTGAGTGAGTCCCCTACTCTAGGTCTGGGTCTGAGTTTAAAAAATTCGTTTTCATCCACTGGCCTACACTCGCCCAAGAACAACTTGTGTGTGGGCGTGGAGCACTGCAAAGTCCGCAACCCTCAATCCAGCAAGACACCCTGCGAGTCGGTCAAAGATGGCCTCTCGCTGGTCAGTCGTTCGAGTGAAGATTTCAAGGATGTGGTATAGATGGCGCAACGTAATGTGCGTGGTATTCCATACCTCTGGGAGTTCGCGGTAGGATGCGTAGAAGTCTGACAATGCATACGGGACCATGTCGTAGGGCATGATGCTATTCAGGATGTGGTTGACATCGAATACAGAGATGAGAGAGTCCATCTTGCTGTGTGTTCTCCGGATACAGCCGAATCCGTTTTCTGCAGCCGACGCAAAACGGATGCGGATCCGCTAGCCCAACGGTCAGCATCCAAAATGAACTTCGACAATGCCATCGCTGACACCATGTACGCTCACCCCGATTACGTAGGAACCTGCCGCAAGGGCGAGAACACGCCCGAGAACGAGGAGCGTTGGCTCGTGACCTTTGAGGAGCGGAGTGTGAACGGAAAGGAGATGCTGCTTGAAGTGATTCTCCGTGACGGTGGTATTGTCATCTCCATCCTGGACTGGAAGCACATGACCAAGACAGAGGCGAGGAACATGACGAACACGTTCACCAGCTACCTCACACTGGTGTAACCTTCTCTGCAACAACCTTGACCAACACAACTTTTTCAACTACATAGTCCTTGCAGTCGTGGATTTCAGGAGTTCGGCACTTGACGCAGAATTCGCCGGGACACTGGCAGGTGAAGACAAGATGGGTGCGTTTCTTGCAGTGGTCACACTTCGGCATTTGAGACCAGTCTTATCATGCCGTTAGACTTTTCGTTTCCTAGAAGCAATGGGAAAGACCATACGCTACGTCGCTCATGTGGATCCGGGTGTTCGGTTTCCACAAGGGGAGTTTGCGAAGCTGATTCAGATTTACTTGGCTGACCCAGATGGATGGGAGGCACATGGATATCGGTTTGAACTCGTGTCCACCAACCCGGATGTTGAGATTCGACTTGTCTCGCCTGCGAATATTGTCAAGCTGTGCGGGCTACCGAACAACCTCTCGTGTGCCGAACTGGGTGGAACGCATCTCTATCTGAATGCGAATCGATGGCTTCACGGGTCTGCCAAGAGCGGACAGTCGCTTGAAGGATATCGTCAGTATATTGTTTCGCATGAAATGGGTCACATTCTGGGGTATGAACACGTCAAGTGTCCGAGCGGCGGACCTGCACCCATTATGCTCCAACAGACGCTGGGTATTGGGAAATGCACGCCGAACACCAAGATAACCCCGATTGATTTGAAGGCACGACGTTAGTTGGAGTACGCCAGGCCACCCATGCCACTCATGACGCGGAAGATGTTGTAGTTCACGGCATACATGCGGAACAGATACGGGTAGTTCTTGCTCGGGTACGAGCCAGCCACCAGGGCCCGTCCGTCCATACCGACAATCGAGTCAAACACCAGCGTGGTCGTGTCGATACGCGAGAAGTTACAGCTTCCAGACGGCTGGTGCTCCTCGGGGGCAAGAGCAAACGAGTACACGTTGATCGGGTTCACCGACTGCGAGTATCCAGTTGTCGTGCCCGAGACCGGGATCGCATCTGGGTTCGTCTGCTGGAGACCAGACTGGGCCACACCACCAGCAACGAGTGGGTCGTTGAGAGTCGAGGTCGGGTCGTAGATAGCGTAGATCGTGCCGACCGCACCACCCGACGGGGTCGTGAGCGAATTCGTGGAAAGAGTCGCAGCAGACTGAGACGAGAAAGTGACACCCGTGCCCGGAGGGATCAGGCTAAATCCACTCGCATTCGTAGCACTCACAACCCGGAGCGTAAGACCGGCAAGAGTCGCATACGTGGCTCCCCCGACGATACCGACTGTACCCAGGGTTAATCCGGCACTCGCAACCGCCGACGCAGTGAACCAGACAGATATAGTGCCCTGGGTCGAACCCGTCAGCGGCAGCTGCGTGTACGCGTGCGGCTCGAAGGCGCCACCAGAGTGGTGCTGGTACGGCTGGACCTTCCAGAAGTAGTCGCCATACCGCTCGTCGAAGCGGTCCTGGCCGTTGAGCTGGAGGCGGCAGCGGTTGGCAATGTCATCATATGCGAACGGCTGCGTGTTGGTGGTTCCCAGGGCCGCGAGCTGCGAGCAGTCGAGCTTGCGCGCATCCTGATAGACCCACACCAGCTCCTTCACCGGGTGGTTCAGCGTCAGGTCGAGGCGGACCGTCTGCGAAGTCACCGACTGCTGAAGACCATACTGAAGCTGGTCAATCAGGTACTCGTGCGACTGCTGGGCAAAGCGGCGACGCTCATCCGTGTCGAGGTAGATGTAGTCCACATACACTGCCGCATCCTTGAAGCGGGGCAGAGCTCCAGCCGCCGCAACGACGCCACCCGTGAAGGCAGAGCCATCCGTCGTGACCCTCTGGACGAGGTCCGTCGCCTGGCGGAAGATGAAGTTCAGGCGCACCTCGTGGTACTGGAGGGCGATGAGCGGCAGGGCCAGACCCGGATTGCGGCAGAACCAGAAGGAGAGCGGGATGTACAGAACCGTCGGCCGGCCGTTGCAGCCAGCCGGAGTCGAGTACGTTCCCTCCACCGCGGCACCCAGCATCTGGTCGAGGCGAACAGACTGGTCATACTGCGAAGTCAGCGACTCCCACAGATACATCCACTCGCCATAGTGACGGTCCATGATCTGGCCACCGATCTCAATCTCCACCTGCTGGATGAGCAGGTAGCCCAGACGGCGACGACCACCGGCCGTCCACAGCACGTCCTGTCCGGCACCCGTGGCAGCGGCGCGCGTGTCAGGCAGTGTCACCTCCAAATACGTGCGGAACATCAGGTCAGCATTACGGTTGATGACCACAACCGATCGCTGGCCATACGCCGGCGAACCCGTGAAGTTGACACGCATGGCCTCCATGGCGAAATTGGTATGACGCTTGTACAGCACCTTCCAGAAGGTGATGTGGGGATTTCCGGTGATGTACGCATCCTGAGCACCATATGCGACGAGCTGAAGAAGACCGCCGCCCATTGTGTTTATCTTTTGCGAGGATATATTCTTGTCGCTTCTGAACAATGGAGGGGGGCGAATACAAAACACAGGGAGCAGACACCTGCGTGTACATCCCCCATGTGGCCTGTGCTAGGAAGGGAAAAACCATACGGGCCTCAGATCGTGGAACAGAATTCGTGTCCCGTATTACTCGCGATGAATACGAAGTCAAGGTCCAGAAGGCCGTAGTCAAGGCACTGGATGCCATCGCAGTAAAGGGTGATGGTATTTCCCAGTTCTTTAACCTCGCCGACAGCTCATGTGCCCCCAAGTTCAGTCTGGAAGACAAGAAGGAGAGATGCACGGTTCCCGAGCTACAAGGTAATCAAGGACTCATCAACTTGGTGACTCCCAAGCAGGGCGACACGCTCTATCGCAGCATATACTCCAAGTCCAAACCCGATGCACTTATCAAGTCATCCTTGAAGGGACTGATGCTCGCGATGGTGCAGATGAACGCCGAGAAGGTGACCCACAGTGATTCACACTTCAACAATCTCGGATGGATAGGCGACCAGCTTGTCATATTTGACTGGGGTCGCGGAACGGTGGGTCATGAATCATTCAAGGCATGGGCGAGGCGCTATCTCTCGTGGAACAAGGCAACGCAGGACGACTGGAAGAAGCTCAGTCAGCACACGATACAGTTCGCACTTCTCGATGTATATCCCGTGAAACTGACCCAGATGTCGAGCAAGGGACTCTTTTCAACGATATTGTCCGTGTGGGATACGCTCGGGTTGCTGGGACCGGCACGTGCGGCGGGTATTGTCTCCGAAGAAAAGGCCAAAGCATTCACAGATGCGATCTTCGAGTCGATCCGCAAGAAACCAAATGAGCTTCTGACCGAGAAGCTTAAGGTCATGATTCCGGAGCTGTTTGGAGACCCACCGGCCATTCACCCGATCGTAGCGGAAAAGCCTATGCCTCCCGCCGAGGCAAAGGCCGTGAGCCGCATCATCCCCGCAGTGGTGAATAATCCGGAATCATCGGTTGTGGAGGTCAAGGCGGCACCGGCTCCGGCAGCCGACCCAGACAAGAAGAAGCTCGAAGACATGAAGGACGCGTGCCGGAAGCTTCTTGCACCCGGAGGAGGCAGGCGTCGCACGTTCAGGAGGAAACGCCACCAGAAAGGCGGCGACTACCTAGATGGTGGAGCGGATACGTTGGTCTGGGAACAGACGCCCGAGAAGGATAGGCCATGGATGGGTCTCCCGATTGCGTATCGCGAAGGAGAGGTCTCGATTCCTCCGGGATTCGGCACAGAACTGACGAACGATGGCAACCCTGTCGTCCGCATGATTCTCCTGCGAGCGGGTGAAATGGAAGTGCATCGTGCACTCAAGATGTGGGCGAAGAATAACGAGTCCGTCAAGAAGCACTTGAATACATTTGTGGGCGGTAAGAAAGGGATCTACTTGACGCATCCGAAGGTGGTCGTCAACGATGATGATCTCATTGCCGCCGCCACCGACCCGGATATCAAGGCAGCACTCGAACATGACTATTTTCCCGACGAGGGCGAGAAGACTCGTGTTGAAGGCCTTGTCAATACAGGCAGGTGGTACGGTCTTATCACGAAACGTCAGGATACAGATATCAAGAAATTGCAACCTAAACCCGCAATCACTGCACTCATAACCCTAATGCAGCCGCTTCTTAACACCGATGGGTTCTGGATACACTACGACCTCCACGACGGAAACATGGCTCTGATGCCGGACGAAACCCCCGTCATTCACGACTACGGCCGCATAAAATTTCGAGACTATGATCTCATAAAGCTAAACGCAACCACACCAACCTTTCCGTCGCCGGGAAACCAGAATATACTCCGAAACGTTCTGCACGAAGTGGCCGATGACCCCCCGCTCTATAAACTATACCGACAGTTTTTCCATGCCGCAGACCTAATGCATAGTCTGACCGAAAGAGATTCGTGGGACGAGGAGCTCGACAAAGAGAAGCTCAACAACCGTCTGCTCGAAGCATCGAACGTGGTGATAGCGAACCGAGTTGGGTTGGAAAGGAAGAGATTAGCAGACATGGTATATATGGCACGCACTCTGGCGGCACATGGACTACTCTACGAAAAGAGTCCACCTAAAGTTGACGAAGAAGTCGAGAGTCCAGGTACAGATGTCAAGAAGACCAGAACGATAGAACAACCAGTGAAGTGGGAACCGTTTAACAATGATATAACAGACCTTCTGAAGAAGAGTACAGACGACGAAATAAGGACACATCTAAACAAATTTTTCAAAGACCCAGTATACGAGACGCGATACCATCACATCGCACGAATATGGGACTTACTGGCCGTGTTAAGGGTAATTCAGATTCACGCAGAGAGGCCTCACGAAGGGAAGCCTCCCAGTGACAATTTTAAGAACGTGGCTCTCTACTCACGGGGAGCTGCAAAAAAACTCATACAGTTGGCGTTAGCAGATCCTCCGGACGCAACACAAGCCAGAGTCAAAAAGATAGTTGACAATTTCAGTCTAATAGCTACATCATTTATGGACAAGGAACCCCCCGCAACAGATTCGGCCAAGAAACCGGGTGAAGGGGCGTCGTCCAGCGGCACAAGCGGCGGCGGCGAGGTAGACAAAGCCATTGCTGCAGAGATGCGAGAGGCGGCGGCGGGTGGCAGCGTGGCTGTGCCGAAGAAACCGGAGCCGGGTAAAGGAGAAGTTAACGGTGAGCCTACAAGTCTACCCAAACCCGACCGGACGAAATTTACGGAAGAAGGATTGAAAATAGAGGAGGCCGACGAAGAGCCTGCAACACTCTTGGCGAACGCCGTGAAGGCAGCGTACAATGAGAAATATAAGGACGATCCACCAAAATACAAACTTCCGGAAAAGGAGGACGAGGAAGCGAAGACAGACGAGGACGCGGAGGACGCGGAGGACGCGGAGGAAAAGGCACCGGACACGGCCGCGCCTCCTCCACCTGTGGCAGCACCGCCACCGCCGCCACCCACAGGCGGCAAGTTCACGCGACGCCGCCGACGCTTACCCCGACTTTACTGAGTGCCTCCTTACACGCCAACTGCTCCGCCTTCTTTCGCGTGGATCCAATGCCGAGTCCATACACCTTTCCAGCGACCATAACCGCCACCACAATCTCATTCTTCTTCGGGTCGTTGGATCGCATCTCATACTCTGGCGTGCACTTGAACTCCCGCTGACAGTGCTTCTGAAAGATATCCTTGAAATTGGTGGTTGCCGAGACAATCTCATCAATGTCAAGGTACGTCTCCATGACGGCAACCACGAAGGGATAGACGACATTGAAGCGATTGCCGCAGTCCGTCCACAAGGCTCCCAGAAACGCCTCGAAGATGTCGCCGAGCTTCTTGGTGTTCGAACGCCCAGCAATGGCTACCGAGTCCTCATTGTGGCGAGAAATGACGTAGAACTTGTTCAACCCCAACTCCTTCGACAGCCCCCCGATTCGGTCATTGTTGACGAGCTCCTTACGGGCGTCCGTCAAGAATCCCTGCTTCTTCTCGGGGAACTTCTTGCGTAGATACGTCGCGATACAGGCGCCGAGAACTGCATCACCTTCAAATTCCAGGCATTCATAGCTCTCATCTTGGAGGGGCATAACGCCGGAGGGACAGGGAGCGAGAACGGCCGGCTCTCCATCAGGCGTAGTGTAGTCTGTGCGTCGAACATAGGTTGTATGGACCATTGCGGTCTGAAAGACCTTGCGATTCCCAACGCGGTAGTGAGGGAGTCCATGACGACGGAGAATGCGGTGAATGTCATCCTCAGTGAAGGGTCGATTGGAGACATTGTAAGGAGAGTACATATGCTTCCTTCGCCTCCTTCGCGGTAAATTCGTTTTTGTCAGCTGAATACAATGGCTACCACTCGTCGGCGCGGAGGATTCCTCGGCATCAAGAAGGCGGTCAAGGCGGTCTTCCAAACCAAGAAGCAGAACAAGCGGATGTACAAGCTGTCTCGTCTGCGTAAGCTGAAGCGGACAAAGCAGGCGGCAGAGCAGAGTCGCCAGAAGCACCTCCAGCGGATTGCGGAGCAGCGCGCCAATATCGAAAACGCCGCTTACTAATAATGGGCCACTGTCAATCATCCTTCGCTTATAACGTTGTGCGTTCCCCTGAAACCGCACCACCCCTCGAAACCTGTATCGTCGATGTCGCAGCCTGTCGCTACGAGATCCCGAAGCACAAGGATATGGCGGTTTGTTTCGTCTTCTTCAATCCCGCACGGTCAAAGAAGATGCTGATGAACTATTTGTATACCATCGAAAAGCTGAAGCTGGCGTACATTCCGTATTATACGATGGAACTGGTCTTTGATGACCACGAACCCGAAATCAAGGACGCCATCCATGTGCGAAGCAAGAGCGTGCTGTTCCACAAGGAGACGCTATGTTCTCTTTTGGAGACCCGCGTTCCGCGTTCGTTCACCAAGCTGCTGTTCCTGGACGCCGACGTCATTTTCGGCCACCCCGGATGGTATACCGAAGTCTCGCGGTTACTGAGCACGTACCAAGTGGTTCAACCTTTCTCATCGTGTGTCTGGCTTGACAGCACATACACGAAGCTGGTCCAGACACGGCTGTCGGTGGCGTACATGAGCCGCACCAACCCATACAATCACAATTATCATCCAGGATTCGCATGGGCGTTTCAGCGAAAATGGTTCAGAGAGATTGGCTTCTACAAGGAGGGCATCACGGGAAGTGGCGACACCATGTCGACGGCTGCGTGGATGGGAATCAAGTTTCCGCGTGGATACGTGCATCAAGCACTGGTTCCGTCCTACGAAGAGTACTCGCGATTGGCACACCCCAACCTTGCATGTGCAACGGGAACGGTCTATCATCTGTGGCACGGGTCGGCCAAGAACCGCAAGTACGTGGACCGACACCGCATTCTCGACGGTGTCCGTGACGTGCGTTCAATTCTGGACACCAACAAGGATGGAGTGCTTGAATTAACCGATCGCAGCGTCGACACGAAGATGCGTGAATATTTCGCTTCACGGGAGGATGACGGAATTTCTTGAGAAGGACTAAATGCAGTACTCTCACATGTCTCTCACGGAACGGAGGAAGGCGATTGCTAAGGCGGTGAAGGCGGCGAAGAACGAGGCGGCGACGGTCATCCAGCGTGCCGTCCGCAAGCACCAGACCCGCAAGGCAAAGAAGGGTGGTCGCCACCGTCGCACCCACCGTAAGGTTTAAACATTTTCTCCGTCCAACACATATCGATTGATGCGAAAACAGTTATCCGCACTGGCACTTCAAGTGGTTGAGCGACAGAGGCAGTTATCCGTTGCGGTGACGCGAGTCCAGTATGGATTCATGCCCCGCGAAAATACCCTTGAAGCGTCCAAACACCTCCGCGAGATCAACGCCATGCTACGTGAGATCGAGGAATCTCTACAACCCGCTTTCGACCAAGCAAAACAAAAAGCATAATGGGTGATGTATTCGTCGCTGCTGTAGCCGCCATTGGCGTTTTGACCTCTTTGTGTTGCTGCATATGTCTGACAGGCGCAGTCAGTCACGCCGGTCAGTTTGAAGTTGTGTACATCCGGGCTCCGCCTCCACGCGCAGTCGCTCACTCCGCAGGATCCGATGAGCCCGAAGACCCGGTGGACTTCAACTCGAAGCCAAAGTCGTCGGCCACCAACTTCGGTTCGTGACGACGCACAATCTCACGCATAACCTCCGAACCACGATCTCCCAGAATGTCCTTGAGATACAACTCCAGGTCCTTCTTGGACAGACTCCATCCCTTCTTCCACTTGTTCGGACGCTTGACATTGAAGGTCATCTCCGATTCCCGCAGAAGAATCTGGTCGGGAAGCTCCGTGTGGGCATACAACGCGGCCAGGTCCAGCTCGACTGTGCGGCGATTGTCGCGAAGCTCAGAGACCTGCGAGTTCAGCTGAGAGATATCCCTGTTCACCCGGATGTACTTTGACAGAATTGCCTTGAGTGTGTCCATTTTGCTTTACAGAACTGTCAACAAGGAAAGTATCCGTTTTAAGCAAGCGAGTCCATGTTCCTTTTCGATGAGAAGGAAATCGAACGGCTAAGGACTGTATATAACAAGGAACACCCGAAGGAGCGAGAGATCCAACGGGGGCCTGCAACCGCAGTATGGGCTCAGTTGAAGCAGCGTCTTCATGCAAAGTGCAACACGGGTGACCCTGTCTGCATTGTGTCGTCCATGATGAAGCGGCCTCGTGCACCTAGTTCGTGGGCAGAGAACCAGTCAGAGTGGTTGTCCTCGGATGACATTGACAAGCTTGAACATGAATACGAGAAGGTGTTTGAAGATTATCATTTTGTGGGCTGTGTGCCGATTGATTTTGATTTGAAATCAGAGACGTCGAGGTGCATCGTATCGACGCTCTGCTCGATGAAACTGGCCACACTCTATGCGAAGGGGTGCCGACGAGTGGGCATTGTGTTTAACACGGACGTCCATGACGGACCGGGACAACACTGGATTGCTGCATTCCTGGACATTCGCCCAGAGCTGACGTATCCTCGCATGACGTACTTTGATTCGTATGCACACAAGCCCGAGAAGGAGATTCAGCGATTGATGTTTCGCTGGAAAGACCAGTGGGACGCACGGGGTGGACCTGCAATGCGGCTCACGTACAATACGACCCGGCATCAGTTCAAGGAATCCGAATGCGGCATGTACTGTCTTCACTTTCATTATGCGTGTTTGATGGGTCTGCCAATGAAGACGCGTATGCCAGACGAGAAGGTGAATGCAGAGAGGTTCGGACCGCTATTCAAGCCCAAAAAAAAAGAAGACTAAATCAATGGAAACACTCCTTGCGGTTGGTGCCCTCGTTGCCGCGGGCTATGTGATGGCCGGTGCGGAGACGGAACCCCGTCAGTATCGCGATCGCACGCTGGCAGAGTATCTAGTTCCAGGCAGCACATTCGAGGACCTCTCGGGTGCACTTGCCAAAGGATACCGCCTGATCGAGCTTCACGTGTACTCCGACGCCCAGGACGAGCCGGTGGTCGCCCTTCAACCCAAGTACGACCAGGTCGCGCATCGTTCGTTCGATTCGTGCTGCGAGGTTCTCGTGAACGAGGCATTCCCCTCGGACGACCCGCTGATTCTGAGCATCGTGGCCCACACGGACAAGAGTTTCACACTGAATCGCGTTGCGTATCATCTCAACACAACCGTCCGGAAGCATTATGTCACTGGAAATGTGCAGGAGATGCAGCTGGATTCGCTTGCGAATAAACTCATTCTCGTCTCGGGCAACGAGGTGCGTGGCACAGACCTCGAGCCTCTCATCAACCTCTCATGGAACGAGAGCCACCTGCGTCGGTTGACATACCAGCAAGCCGCATACCCTCGCGAGCCGGAGGAGCTGCAGTCGTTTACAAAGTCGAACATTGTTCTTGTCGCACCTGACCAGGCCTTCTCCAAGTTCAAGGTCATGGACGACGTTCACGCATACGGGTGTCAGTGGAATTTATGTCCTGGGAGTGGTGTAGGTTTTATTCCTCGCGGTTAAACAAAAATGGCGAACCCTTGGCTCACTCACGTGAAGAAGACAATGTCGGAGATGAAGCACCGCGGCACGTACAAGAAGGGAGACGGCCTGAAGAAGGTGATCCTGGCCGCGAAGAAGACATACAAGAGCCACGGATCGGTGGGCAAGAAGCACCGCACTCGCCGTCACCGCAAGAGCCGTATGTCCATGTTTTAAGCAAGCATTGACCACATGACCAACACCATAAGAACTGAAACACCAACCAAGTACACTCGCATACACAGTGTAGCCTCTTCGGCTGTCTGTTTACGTAAGTAGACCTCCAACAGCGATCCGTCGAGTTCGTCGATGATCACGGGTTTTCGTGAAGCCCCCTCCATCCATTCGGCGGCACGTCTTTCCATGGTAGGTTGGTTTAGTGCATCCGCTCTTGTAGTATGCGACATGATGTGCATATCCCTTGAATGTGCGAATAGATGAGTTCGTTTTCACTGCGAGGCGACGAAGCAGCCCGTAGATCCATCGCATGTACTCGGCCCTGGATTCGAGTGTCAATGGATGCGAATCCATGTACTTCACATAGACCTTCCGAAGCTCAGGGAACGGATAGGTCTTTCGCAGAGACCGGAGAAATCCCTGCTGAGTATTTATATTATCATACTCAGGCTTGTCGGGGTAATTGTATGCAATCGAAAAGAGGAAGTCGCGGCCCGGAACTGCATGTGGCTTCTTTTTCAGAAGGTCCGCATACTTCTTGTGAACCTCCTCGTACGTCGGATCTGGGTCGGGCAGAATCACTGCAGGATCCGTCTTGGCCTGGATGGTCAACTTGTGGTTCACCTTGTTGTGAATCTCAAACAGCCACCGACCCGCGTCTCCGGTGAGCGGGTGTTCCGACACGAACTTCGCAGTGCTTTCACGGCAAAACTTACACGGCAGCACGCGACTCATGAATGCGAGTGCTGGTCCAGGACTGGGCGATCCTTCGGCGATTAGATGAAAGAGCTGCCATGCACTCCCGCCCCAGTATCTAGTATCCATATTGTATTCAACGCACATCTTTCTCGGTCAGCCACACGGCAATCTGCAGAGTCATTGCCGCATCCGACACGGGGTTGTGGGCCTTCCCAACCGGAAACGCAGATTTCAGCCCTGAATCCAGTTCCTTGGCAATGCATGCGTACGTCCCCTCCAACTTTGCGGTCTTGCACCGCTTGGTGAACTCGGGATTGTGCGTCGCAATGTCAACCACGCGAAGAGGCGAACTGTAGGCGATCTTGTGTCGAGCACACGCGGTCTTCAATGCCTTCAAATCCATGTCTCCCTTCACAACCACCACGGATTCCGAGACCGTCTTCATAAATCGAGTCAACCACGACGACGGCTTCAAGTGCGGCTTCACTAACTTGTCGGCAAAGTATGCGGTTACACTGTCGCTTTGACCCAGAAACTCGGGTGCTGTCCGCTCCGTCTCTTCAAGAATGTCTAGCACCACGGACGTCGGAGGCGTCACAGTTGAGAACTTGGACGAGACGCGGTTCAATTGACCCGGTGGTGGCGGAAGAACTGCGAAAAAGGGGGCTGAACGAGTCCATGCGTCACCTGTCTTCTTCAAGTGGTATCCACCAATCTCACGAGGCAAAAACTGCTCGCCGAGGTGCCAAAACTCGCAATCGAACGCAAGAATGGACGTTGCTTTTCCGGCGAGTTTGTCCAGACCAGGATTGCGTATCCTCATTATGTCGTCGTCTGAAAAACATTCTGGACAACTCAATAAATGCTCGACACGAAGGACATCATCATTCTGACAGCGTCGTTTTACCTCGGAAGTGTGGTGGCCGCCTTCTTCAAGTCGCTGAATGACGGCATTCTTGTGCCGCTGCTCGCCCCGGCCGCGGCGGCGGGCAAGGGTGTGTCGGCCTTCTCCATCAAGGTCGGCTCGGCGGACCTCAAGATCGGTCAGGTCATCGCCGAGCTGGTGAACCTCATCGTGTCGTTCGCGCTTGTCGTCTTCACCATCGGCCTGCTCCGTTCGTATGTGCTGACTCGCATCGGTGCGAGGCGCAAGGGCGGCGGCGAGGAGTAAAAAACTAAGCTATTAATAATGTCTTGGCTGCCCCAATCCGTAACAGACGCGTGGACAACGGCGACAGGAACCGCGGCTGATTATTGGTCGAATCGTCCGTCGTGGTTAGGTGGTCCGGCACCCGCTCCCACGACCACGACCACCGTCGGAGCTCGTCGCAAGACATACCGCAAGAAGGCCAAGAAGTCTAAGCGTCGCCGCACCGGAAGGATGTCCATCGGCCACCGGGCGTCTTCTTATATATAGACTCAATCCGCTTCCTCAGGTCCTGAGGAGATCCCTTGTGTAGCTCATTCGCCCGCTTCCACTCACTGAATACCGAAGAAATCTGTGCCCACGACGTCGGCTCACGCTCCTGCTCGCCCTCCGCCAACGGTGGGTGTGCGTGGATCTTCTCACGGATGAACTTGGCGATCACGTCACTGTCCTCCTTGTACTCAGCAATGTACTCCATGACCTTCTCCGGTGCGGCCAGCTTGCGGAGACCATTGCCCTCCGTAAAGAGATGAACCAGATAGCTGAGAAACGCCGTTGCCCATGCCTCGCTCAGACAGTTCTGCTTCATGCTCTCGTTCATCAGCTTCTCATGGGGAAGCTTCGGTTCGAAGACGAACTTGTTCGGGAATCCAACAACGACCAACCTGCGCCACGTGCCACCGTCCGTCGTATTGATCTTCGGCTTCTCGTTACACGCAAGATTGAAACGAGCCTGGAGCTCGAAGTCAATCATCTGCTTAGAACCCGCATACAGATCGCGGGCCGTGATCTTCTCGGACGAGGCCAGCTCCTTCATCAGACCCGTGTTTAGCGGAACCTGCTCGTCGGGCTCCTGCATCGTCACGAAGCGGCGACCCTTCATACGCACCAACTCCGGTGCAGCTGCCGCAGACTTATTACGACCTTGTGTCAGTAGTGAGATGGGTGCGGTGCATGCATAATCTCCCATCGTGGTTGACATCAGAATCATCAGCATGGACTTGCCATTTGACCCTTCGCCTGTGAGGATATGGAACTTTTGTGCATCGTTCTCGCCCGACAGTGCATTCGCAAGATACGCGAGGAAGTACGTCCTCACCTCTGGATCGGGAAGCACGTCGTGGAGGAATTTGTTCAGCTCAGACCAACAATCGTGCTCATAATACTTCCTGTTCGAATCATAGTCCAGATTCGTGCAGAAGGAGATGTAATCCTCGGGCTTGCCGTCGCGGAATGTAGGCGGTGTCGTGGTCATGTCAAACACGCCATTCCGGAAGGCAATCAGCCGCTTGTTCTCGTCGACCTTGTTCGCAAACTCCTCGTCGAGGAATAACTCGCGACACTCGTCCATAACGCTCTTCTTGAACCCCGTCTTCTTCAGAGCCTTAATGATATCCGTGAATGACTTCTTCTTCTTCTCGGCCTGACACATGTCGCACGAGTTCGGGTCGTGTTTACCCGGTGGACACTCCGGGATAACGTTCATCAGCCGCTCCTGCTCGGCAACATAACTCCTGTACTCCTTGGTGACATCGCTCGACAGACGGAGCTGAAGCGCAATACCCTTGTCCGTCTCGCGCCAAACGTGTCCGAGAAACCGGTACCAGACATTCGCACCATACTTAGCACACTTGAACTCGTCACGGTACTTTGCATAGACCACCTGCGCAACGTCGTGCTCTGTCTGGCTGAGAACCGACTCCTTGATCAAGTAATCGATATTGCTCTTTTCAATCTCGACATAGCGTGCATAGTTGTCCGTGCGAGACCAGAACCGAAGGCTACCTACACCGAGCTTCGCACCGTCGTTGCGGAACCCGAGAGACATCCACTTCGCCTCCGTCTCCTTCCAGTCATACTTCTCCTGTGCCTTCTGGCTGAACGTGTGCCACACCTCATTCAGATCGGGGTGGATGTTCTTCAAGCAGATGGCTACGTTAACCCACTCAGCATAGTCCGTGTACCTGGTCTCCGCCAGGTTGTCGATGTGATGTCCATAGTAGGTCTTCTGTGCCTCCGTTAGCGGCTGCTGATAGATAGCCCGAGTCGGCGACGAGTCGCGCGATCCAGGATCACCGGGGCGCTGTGCCGGGCGGCCACGCTGGGGTAGAGACGCCCCTCCACCCGAGATCCGAGTGTCCTCCTCGGGAAGGGTGAACTTGGCTCCAAGCGGAGTTGTCGTGGTCTCCTCAGTAGGCAGAGCACGCACAGAGAACTTGCGCACAAGTGCGGGACTGATACCGTGCTCGCGCTCATCGTCGACAGCTACCTTTCCGTCTGCAGGGTCCCACTCGGCAACATACGCCAACTTGTACGGCAGAGGCCGACCACCATCCTTGTCGGGCTTCTTCGAACCAAGCAAGGGCCAGAACGTGCTATGCCCGAGCACTGCCTTATCGTAGGCCTCCTCCCACCCTTTCGTCAATGGAAGTCCGGGAAAGAACGTCTCCATCTGTTTCAGCATTGCATCGCGCACCTTCAACTCGATACACTTGTTCGTACGGATACTAGGTACGACCAGATGGACACCAGACTTTGTATGGTTCTTCCCGAGGTAGTACGTCGGGTCAACCTTCTGCATGACGTACACATCGGTGATCTCGGTCACAGACATGTACTTCGCCACTTCAGCCATGTATCCCTGAATGAAGTCGGTCGTATTCTTCTGTGTATGGAGGTGCTCTGGGTGCTTTCCCTCGTAGACAAAGTCGAGATCGACACGCAGAGGTCCAACACGCGTCATCTTCTCAAGCATCGTGATATCGCCATATCCAGCATCGACGTACTGGCAATAGACGTTGTAGAACTCGGGTAGATCTGCGTCAGGAATCTTGTAGAGAGAACGGTCGAAACCATGCTGATGCGTCTCCTGACCGCTTCCGCTCTCAACCTTGTGAGACGCTAGAAACGTCAGAAGCTTCGAATTCTGGAGCGACATCGTTGATTACTCTCCCGACGAATTCTGGCGGGCTAATTCCTTTTGAACGCAGGGAAATGGATTCCGACGTTCAAAACGAAACAAGATTTCGTGACCAAGAGGTAAGCAAAATGAAGTTCTGTGCCAAGTGTTCGAATTTCCTGTGCGACATTGTTGAGCATGACGGTAAGGCCTATCGAAAGTGCCGGGCCTGTCCGTATGAGGAGGAGGCAGGATCCATCGTATACGAACACGACCTTCAGCAGGATACGTCGGTTCAGTACTCAATCAACCCTTATCTGAAGCATGACCCTACGCTTCCTCGTTTCAAGACGATGACCTGTCTCAATCCCACCTGCACGACGCGAGGCAAGGAGTCAGACATTGTAGGTGTCAAGCTGGATCCGGTCAATGTGGTTTGGATGTACCAGTGTGCGGTATGTGATGCAATGTGGAAGCAGAACGCACGAGCGTAGCTAGTCCCTCTTCTCGTCCTTGGGAAGAGACATCAGTCCATACACGGCGACCAGAAACACAAAGGTATGGAGTGCAAACCCTACCGCGGTCGGGCATCCGCTCGGCGACGAGACTGCCGAACCAAACAGCCGACTGCCGATGACAAAGGAGGTTGGGCTTGCCAACACAAAGAACAGCATCGTCGTGTACAGCGAGTACTTGAATTTCAGACCTTCGGACAGTGACATTTTTATTTAGCGAACAAAAAGTTACCGTGCCGACCCAGGGAACTGCGTCAGGTTGGTCTGCGGCACACTAAGTCCCGTTGTGCCAGACGAGCGGGCTTGAGGGCGGCTGACCACGCCACCCAACACACCACCGCCACTCAGTGTCGCAACCTGCGAAAGAGCTTTTGGGTTCGACCGGTTCATGACAACCTGACGGGGAATATCGCGAGTCGGAACCGGTTGTCCACGTGTCAGATACGCCATGTCCGAGAACTGAAGAAGAGCATTGTTCGCAACCTCTCCGCCCTGGTTGTATGGAGTCGTGCGAGTCAGTGTCGGCTTCAGCTGGGCCTGAGCTTGGAGCTTCACGAAACTAGTGTACTCGGACGCAGAGCGAGTAGGCATTGTGTTAAATCAAGAAGACTTTCCGTGCAATACCGACCGAAATCGTCGAGTTTCCGCGGTTCGCAATCGCGGACACCACCGTCTTTGCTGCCACCGTCAGTGACACCTTTGATGCCACTGCAACTGAAGTCACGGCCGCCGGGTTTGAGACCGCTGCACTCGAGGCGGCACGGAGATTGGACGATCCACTGATTTGGGCAGCACCTTTTACGTAGTGAGTGTAATCAGAAGCGGCACCGCGAAGGATCGGCATTTATTGAAAACGAAAGAGTATGTTCCTAGACAAGAGAGAGCACAATGGCTGCAACTGACCACCCCGAAGCAAAGCCCGTCTTTCGTTCTCAGGTGACCAAGGCAATGGAGACACCTCGCATCACCCGGCCCTATTTCACTCGCTACGAGTATGTTGTCTTGATGGCATCCCGTCAGCAGCAATTGGCCGAGGGTGCAAAGCCGCTGGTAAGTCTAGATGGACTTCGCACAAGCGACCCTCAGTTTATCGACCAGGTTGTGAGGCGTGAGATCGAGCAGCGTATGTTGCCCTTCGTGTTTCAGCGTCTGATGCCCAATGGCACGTCGGAGTTCTGGTCGGCTCAGGAACTCGAACTGGCATGGTGAAAGAACCCCAAAACATTCCGCCCCGACTTCGCAGCCATCAGCACTGAAAAGGCCGAACTCAACCCAAGGAAGGCGTGCATGAACGCATGCCACCGCGTTGACACGGCTGGGTCAGCATCCCAGGCAAGACACGTGTATTTTTGCCCGTAATAATAGATGGTCACCGCAGATGTCAAGAATAGAGCGTAGACTGGTAGCGAATATGGCATCCACTGGGCGGTGGTCCATACCATAACGCCGTGGGCAATGTGAGCGAACGCAATGTCAACGGGCAAGATCCACGAGAACCGCGGCTTTGTCGAGTGATACGCGACGGAGACGAGATAGGTTCCAAATACAAGCCCTCCCGGTATGTATCCACCTACCGAGATGGCTGAGAGGGAAGGAATTAGAAAGAAGTGGCTCGAGGCCACCAACGCCCAGTTCGGCATATCAACTTGACGTTTTTCGCGTGAAAGCGAGGAGAATCGACAGCATTGACGCCAGAGAGGTGAATATGTGTAAGAATCCGTGCCACCATGTCGAGACCACAGGATCTGGGTCCCATCCAAGTTTTTTGTGTTGATGGCCGTAATAGTGGATCGTCAGTGGACACGCCAGAAAACACAGATACAGCGGAATCGAGAACGGAACCCATTGAAGACTGGTGTACACTGCACACAGATTCGCAATCTGTGCAAACGTCATGTCTGTGTACAGAACCATGGTGGACATTGGCTTCGTAGCATGGTGAATCACTGACGACAGATATGTTCCGAACACCAATCCTGCACACACATATTCACCCGAGTTCAGGTATGCCGCCACGGGCAGGAGAATGAAGTGTGCCGTTCCGACTAGCACCCAGTCCGGCATTATCATTCACTCAGCGGCGGTCCTGAAAGTTTCGCAAGGTCTGTCTCCGAGGGCGGAAACAGCAGGGTCGGCTTCAAGCTCGGAGCCGGAACCATGGTGTGAGGCGGGTCAGAGTGGAGAGTGCCCATGGCCATCTGGACGTCCACCGAGTCGGGACCGAAGCGGCTCACGTCCTTCGAGTACGTCGCCGTGAACTCGGCAGCAGGAGGGTTCAATAAGAGGTATAATGCCAGAACCACCGCGACGGCGGCGATAACGTAAACTGTCTTCACCTTGACCTTCATTGTTCTAGTCTGCGAAAAACGAACTGTCTCACACAAACAAGAAGAGGGCAAATGGACTTTCCACTTCCAATCAAGTGCTATACGTGCAACCTCCCTCTCGCCGGCAAGTGGAAGGAGTTTCTCCGTCTCATCAAGGAGTATCGCCGCGAGGAAGGCCGTGCTCCCGACTCTGAACTGATGTATCTCACGACCGAGACCAAGGTCACTGCGGAGGGTCGGGCACTCAACGACCTTGGGTTAACGCGAGAGTGCTGCCGTCGTCATTTGCTGACACATCCCGGGGTTTGAATTCCATTCTTTGTTAACAACAAGTATGTCCTCGTGCAGCGAGTATCTTGTCCGTCAACAGCTGCGAACCCAGAAGTACATTGACACCCGCCCCCGCATGACGTGCGGGCAGGCCACGGAGATTGTCCGCCAACAGGCGGGTTCGGCGGTCTACGAACAGTTTTTGCCCAAGACTGCATGCGTGACCAGTCTCAATGCCCCCAGCACTCGCGGAGAGTCGTCACGGACCATCGCCCGTGGTCACCAGGTCAAGGATGCGTCGGCGTATGTGTCCTATGCGTCGGCAGGTGCGACAGCTCAGGCCCTCAAACCTGCGAACGTGAAGCCGCCTCAGATTAAGGACCTTTGTTACGGCGTTGATCCTGCGACTGGCGTGAATCTGTTCCGAGAGGTCAATGACACGATTCTCGCATCCACTCTGCTGTCGCCCAGCGACCCCGCCTATTACCGGGAGGCGACGATTGCCAAGGCTCGGCAGTCAATCAACAATTGCTGCAACGCGTGCGGCAAGGTCAATTTCGCATCGGCGTGTTCGTGTGCCGGTCTCAGCCCCGGATTGGTGAACACAACCACGGGTGCTCCTCTGTGGAAGAACACTTACATCTATCCTCGTACAGTAACATAATGTTGGTTGTCTACCTATATCCCGCACCCAAGCCAGCGAATTGTTTTGATTTGTCGTATGAGCTGCTGACCACGTTTACGGACACGGCACTCGGCATTTTGGCCCACCACAAGACAGCCACGCTCTGGTTTGGCTATCTTGAAGGGTGGATGTTGTCACCCGAAGAAGAGACACGGCTCCGGGCAGTGATTCGGGCATTCGAGTGTCATGTCATCACGCGTGAACCCATGTCCTTTTCGCAGGCATGGAAAAACGAAATCAGCGTCGTCCATTTTAAGGAGAGCAATGGATCCACCGATGTTGACAACGATGGTGGTGTTGTACACAGTGAACGTCCGCCTCAACACGAACCTCCTTCTGGAATCCCTCCCATTGACGGAGTCCATCATCAAGGTTGAGAAACAAGGAACTCCTGCACGCGGATCTTCAAAGCGAGACCTGATCAAACGACGAGCAAAGAAGGTTCCATCCAAGCGAACCACCGGATTTGGACATAATTCCATCACACTCGTCAGTCTGGACGACGGTGATGGGACTTTAAAGAAGAAGGAGATTACGGTGAAGATCTTTCAGAACGGTGTGTTTCATATCACGGGCGTGCTGGACGAAAAGTATGACCGTTCGGTCATGGCGAGGTTACGAAGCCACATTCTGGCCACCTGTCCACAGGCAGTCTCAGTTCCCGATGATGTTGCTCCCGACAAGATGTGGACGTCAGAGGTTCGGCGTGTGGTCTTGATGAACTACAAGACGCGACTCACCGCTGCCACCAGTTTATCGCGTGAGACGCTGTATGCGAATCTCCGACGAAGTGGTATTCGCACCGAATATGAACCCGCAGTCTATCCGGCCGTCAAGATTTACTTCCCTGACGTCAAGTGGATTGCCAAGGTGTTTCGCACAGGCAATATCATTCTCACAGGCATGACGACTTCGGAGGAATGTTCTCGGTTGGTTGCTGCGTTACACCCACTTATAGATTCTGTGCAGAATGTGAACAATGGCCGCACGTGAGCTGACACCCGATGAAGTTGCAGATGGAGAGAGGCATATCATCGCAGAGGAGCTGACCGCGACGGAGATTCAGGCTCTTGTTCGCAATATGGATCACTCGAAGAAGAAGTGGAGGCACCTTCGTCGTGAGGAGTTCATGGAGAAGCTCAAGAATGAGAATGACAAGCTGTACTTCAATTTTCCGTCCTTGTGGCAGATGCACGCCGAGGACCGGCTGGATGCCACCTTTTTTGAGATGTTGACCTTGAAGCGAAAGATTGAGAAGGGCGAGATGACCGACGAGCAGGCGTCAGTCGTCATGGGCCAGCGTCTGTTTCAGAAGTTTGCTCCGGCCACTGTGAATTCGAATGCCTCCGCTCCCAGCATGTCCTATGCGGACTATTACAAGAAGTTTGGCGGAGCAGAGTAATAAATGGACGCCACTGGACCCACTGGACCGACTGAGCCTACTGAGACTGTTGATGCCACTGGACCCACCGGACCAGAGGAGTCCACACTTGTTGTTGTGGAACCGACTCCTCCACCCGTTATTGCAACCATGGACGAGCTGATGGCTAGCCACGCAGTTCTCGTGGCCAAGGAAGCCGCCGACCGTGCGACACTGAGCCCGTTAGTGAACCCCACACGTGAAGCCTATCGTCCCCAGCTCTTTGCGTGGGCGTCGGCTGGATTTCCGGGTATCTACGTCGTTCAGTCCTTTACCTTCACACCCCCGAGCGTCTGCTCGGACGGTGTGGTTCGCGATGTTGTCGGATATGTGTGGTATCTGCTCGGCGTAGAAATCGCCGGCGTGCTGGCAACCATCCAATCCATGCTGACGGGGATCGTGGTCTCCTATTCGTTCCAGGGGAATACGTTGAGGATACATGTGAGCCGAGCGTAGCAAGGCTGGCGAGAGCGACCGCAGGGAGCGTGTGAGCAAACCCTAATACTTGTTTGCGTATGCGGACAATACGTAGTTAGACGACGGTAGTTGAGAGAGGCCCGAGAAGGTAAGTTTGAGGATGTTGGTGGCGGAAAATGGCGAAACGTAAACATTTCCATCTAAAGCGAGTATGCCCCCTCCAGCCCAACCAGCAGCTGTAAACGTAGCACCTCCCGTAATATTGGTAGTTACGCCGGTTGAGACGTTGAGCCTGAGGATATTCGTAGCATTATATGGTGCAAAATAGATATTCCCGTCGGGTCCGAGTACTCCAGAGTTCCATCCACCTGATGTATACGTAGCACCTCCCGTAATATTCGTAGTTACGCCGGTTGAGACGTTGAACCTGAGGATATTGGCGGCGTTCCAAGGTGGAAAGTAAATATTTCCATCTAGACCGACGACACCACCGCCTCTCCACGAATTGTTTCCTGGAAACACTGCACCGCCGGTAATGTTTGTAGTTACTCCCGTGAATACGTTCAGCCTGAGAATATTGGTGGCACTAGATGGTGTAAAATAGATATTGCCGTCTGGACCAACTGTGGCGCCGACCCAACCAAAGCTGGTATATGTAGCACCGCCAGTAATACTGCTCGTTACACCAGTTGAAATATCGAGCTTGAGAATTCTAGCAACATTATACGGCACACAGTACATATTGCCGTCTGGTCCAATAACACACCCTTGCGAAAGCGCAGTTGAATAGACCGCACCTCCGGTAATATTCGTAGTTACTCCGGTCGAGACGTTGAGCCTGAGAATGTTCGGAGCATTATATGGTGCAAAATAGATATTCCCATCTGGACCCAAGACACCGCCAGTCCATCCACTTAATGTATAGGTAGCACCGCCGGTTAGGGTCGTTGTGACACCCGTGGACACTGTGAGTTTGAGAATATTGGCGCTATTATATGGTGCGAAGTAGATATTGCCATCGGGTCCGAGAACGCCTCCAAGCCATCCTTGACTAACATATGTCACACCCCCAGTCAAATTAGATGTCGTCACCGTCACACCACTCGCATTTGCAGCCGCCAACGACAGCAATTGCGGCCGCCAATCACGAGTCCAGTTTCCGGGCGTGACTTCGGAAAACTGTGCGGGCTGCGAAGTTGCGGGCGGAATGAGCTTATACGGATGATTCGACAGTGTCTGAGCGCTCAGTCGCCATTTGTTGATCAGATATCCTTCCACTTGTTGCCGCTGGTTTGACGTCAGAGTAGATGAATAAATCAAGAGTTCCGAGATGGTCCCATTGAAGTAGTTGGAGGGGCCACCGACGTAGATACCTGTGGTCGCTAATGTCGTTCCGGCTAATGTCGTTGCGGTGGATCCATTGACGAACGGCGAAAAAGTCGATGGGGTGTAGGTGGCGGACACCAGGACGTTGGAGGAGGCGGGAGTTGGACCAGTAACCAATCCGTCAGAAGTGTATTTGACGATGTAACAGTCACCGGCCGCAGCTGGCAGCTGAATACCGACTCCTCCCGTTGGACCTTGGTTGTAGATGTTTACTGTACCGGGATATTGTCCTGTAACAAGCACGTTGCCCGACGTGTCGGTGGCGATTCCGTATGCGGCTTCAAGACTCGCTCCCTGTCCCGCAATCCGTGTTGCCCACAACACTGTACCGGCCGATGAGTATTTAGCCACGTAAACATCCGTAGTTCCGGTGTAGAGAAGCGTAGTGCTAGATGTCGCTCCTTGGCTGATGATCGTTAATGCAGAATTGTATTGTCCGGTGACGATCACGTTGCCAGATGGGTCGGTGGCGATTGCTCTTCCGGTCTCGTTGATGCCCGTGTTCGTTCCGCTAATTTGTGCTGCCCATAACACCGCACCAACAGACGAGTATTTAGCGATGAAAACATTGAAGGCGGCGGTGGCGGAGGATGAAATCGTAGCACCGACTGATCCCGTTGGACCTTGGTTGTAGATGTTTACTGTTTCCTCGAATTCCCCACAGACAAACACGTTGCCCGATGTGTCGGTGGCGATCGCGTATCCAGTGTCTCTTCCAAAATCCGCAATCCGTGCCGCCCACAACACTGCACCGGCTGACGAGTATTTGGCGATAAAGCAGTCGGTGCCTCCTATGAAGGAGAGCGTAGTACCGGCCGTCCCGGATGGACCTTGGTTGTAGATCGTTAATGTGGAAACGTAGGATCCAGTCACGAGTACGTTGCCCGATGTGTCGGTGGCGATTCCGTATCCAACGTCACCAGCCGCGCCCGTGCCTGCAATCCGTGCTGCCCATAGGACCGCACCGGCCGACGAGTATTTTGCGACGAAACAGTCGCTGCCACCTGCATTTGACAGCGTATTACCGACTGTACCCGATGGACCTTGGTTATATATCGTTAATATTCCACCGTAAGATCCAGTCACGAGTACGTTGCCCGACGTGTCGGTGGCGATTGCGTTTCCAATGTCGTTATTCGTCGAATTCCCAATCCGTGCCGCCCACAAGACCGCGCCCTCCGACGAATATTTGGCGACGAAGCAGTCAATAAACCCGATGGATGGAAGCGTAGTACCGATTGATCCCGATGGACCTTGGTTGTATAACGTTACTTCTGCATTGTTGTAGTATCCAGTCACGACAACGTTACCTGACGTATCTGTAGCGATTCCGTATCCGAAGTCGTTGCTTATGCTTGCAATTCGTGCTGCCCACATTACCGCACCGGCCGACGAGTATTTTGCGACGAAACAGTCGCTGCCACCTGTGAACGGAAGCGTAGTACCGGCTGTACCCGACGGACCTTGGTTGAAAGCCGTTAATGGGTTACCATAATCCCCGCACACAAACACGTTGCCCAACGTGTCGGTGGCAATTGCTCGTCCAGTGTCATTGTTTGTGCCCGAGAT